CCCGATGAGGTTGCCCTGCCTGTCCTTGTAGACTGCACTGGCCGCCACAGGCGTGCGCTTCTGTGCATTGGCAAACAGCAGACCGGTGGCACGTGTGCAGCAGGCGACAAAGTCCTCCCCGGACTTTTGCTGAAGCTTTTTTGCCAGACGGTCAACGTCTTTGACTTTGATTTCGATGTCCACGTTATCGCCACCTCTCCACACGGAGAAGCCGCCACCGGCGCAGCTCCTCAACAGACAGTATCCGGTAATTCTCCCCGCAGACACACACACCGGAAGCGCTTCGGCAGGCGCTAAGGGGGGCATTGGTGATGAGCCGGCGCTGATTCTGCGTGACCGCTCTGCCCTCCAGCTCGACCTCCGCCGCCGTCCAAGGGGTAAATCTGCCCTTGTACCGTGTCGTCTCTGCTTGCAACTCCGTGACCGGATTGCCCAGCACGTCGGTGCCGGTCAGCACACTGCACAGCAGCTGCATAGGCAAATACTGCATCGCACTCCCTCCCATCACAGAAACCGGATTTTTTTCCGTCCGCTGTCGGATTTCTGCTGATCCACATAGGCGGAAAATTCGCCGTCATACTCCGCCAGCACGTCCTCCACGAAGCTTGTGGAAAGCGTGCCGCCGCTCTCTGACGTGATGCCCTCATAGTTCCACCGCCGCCATAGCTTGACCACCACGTCGGCTGCAATGGGCTCCAGCAGGGCGGGGAGGGTCGGCTCCCGCACCCGCAGGCAGATGCGCACGCTTGCCAGATCGCACAGCTCCTGCAAGGACTCCCCCTTGTCTGTATCCGGCTCTCCGGCAAGGCGCACCTGCACCCGCTCCAGCAGCGCCATTATTCCGCAGAGATTGTGCCGACGACAACGCCGTCCAGCCGCTCGGCGAACAGAGTTGCGCCGGTGAGGATGGTGGTCTCGTAGTTGGTGCGGGTGTAGTCTGTGGAGTGGTTGATACCCACCAGACCAGTGGCATCTGTGGTGAAGTTGAATGCCTTGCCGATCTCGCCGCCGGAGATCGCCGGATATGCCAGATTGATGTTATCTGCCACGGTGGCATAGATTTTGCCCTGGGGTACGCTGGCATTGGTGAGCATGTTGATGTCCATGAACGCCTTGAAATAGGTCATGCCAAAGGCGTTCTGTGTGGAGATGCTGGCGCCGCCCAGATACGCCGAAACGTCCATGGGGTTTGCCAGTACGATCACCTCGCCGGCAGCGTCATCCTCGAACAGCGTCTGGAGCTTGCCCCATGCATTGGAAACCACGTCCTGCAAGCCCTTGCCGGCCGCAGTGCCTGTGCCGGTCGCCAGAAACGCCGCAAACTCCTGACGGATGTTGCTCTGGACCTTTTTCAGCAGCGCCGTGTCCGCCTGACTTACCGCCTGATCAAAGCCGCTGCGCTGGATTGCCTCCAGTGTCACAGCTCTGCGGTACTTTTTGTAGGCGAGCTCATAGGTCTTTGCCGGCTCCACATCCACCTTGGACAGCGGGATCAGGTCGCCCTCTGCCACGGTGCCGTCCGCCAGTGTGACCTTGCTCTGATAGGTCTTGATCACGGAACCGTTGGACAGCACGGTGCGTCTGGTGATGCCCAGCAGCTCCTGGAGCTTTGCAATACCGCTGACAAAGCGGTTCACAAAGTCGATGGACTGCGCCTTGGCAAAATCAGTGGTTACGTTGGTGTTTGCTTCTACAGCCATGTTTTTGTCCTCCTAAAAAATCACTGGAACAGATCCATGTTATTGCGGATTGCGTCAATGCGCTTGTCGTCGTCGGCGATCGCAAAAATCTGTTCTTTCGTCATTTTGCCGGCAGCCTTGCCGGTGCGTGGTGTCTCTGATTTCAGGCGCTGGCGGACAGCAGCGTCCACAGCGCCTGAAAACAGCTTTGCAAAGTCCTCCACGTTTTGCTTGGTTGTCTCAGCGTCCGCTGTGACAATGGCAGCAATCAGGTTGTCCGGTGCGTGGATGTCCTTTTCTGCCAGCATTGCACGGGCGGCGCTCTGCATCTGTCCCATGGTCACCTGCTTCTGGAGCGCCTCCAGCTGGGACTTGTAATTGTCCCGCTCGTATTCCAGCCGCTGCGTGCCATTCATTCCCGCCAGCTTTTCCGCCTCCGTCTGCTGTGCCTCCTGCTTGCTGGTATAGTCCGCAAACATCTTTTGCACCATGGCAGACACGGCATCCACGGTCAGGGCTTCCGGTGCGTCTGCGCCTGTTTTCCGGGCTTTCTCCGTGGCTCCGGTGTCGGCTTTTGTGCCGGTGTCTGTGCTGCTTTCCGGGGCGGTCTCTCCGGTTTCGATAGGTGTATTTCCCGCATCATTCACTTGTTCTCACCTCCTTTCAGGGCTGCATCAAATGCCAGATGCAGCGTTTCCAGCGTGTGCGCGCACTCGGTGCGTGTCAGCTCGTTCCCCCTGTCGTCTTTGAGGATCAGGCAGGGGATGTGCCGCACATGATGCTGCCGTGCCATGTCGTTCCCGCCGTACACATCGTCACAGCGGAACGTATACAGCGGCACGCCGGTCTCCCCGGCATACTGCTGTGCCGCCTTTTGCGTCGCCGCACAGGGCGGGCAAAACGTGCCGTGGAAAAACAATAGCTGCATGGTATCCCTCCTTTTGGGTATCAAAAAAGCGCCTGATTGCTCAGACGCTGAATTTGTGAGATAAGAGCGCCGTACCCGCAGGCTGTCTTGCTCTTATTTTCCGTCCCTCCGCCAGTTTTTGCCCATGGTCGGGGCAGTGGTTATTTTACAACGAAATTTTCGAATTTCTTGTAAGCGTCAACATATGTTTCTTGCTTATCGCCGTTGTATGTGATTTCGTAGTACATGCCGTCCGGCAAGGTTGTACTCAATAACGCCTTATTGTTTTGCAGTGTCTTGCAGCTCCAAACTACATACACATCATCTTCCGTGATTTGCACGCTGTCTGTCTTATCAATGTGTTTGTTTGCATAGTCGGTTACAATTTGCTTACACCGGCTTAAAAACTTATCATTTCCCATGTTCTTTCTCCTTTCTGGCATGAAAAAAGCACCTCGGGTGAGATGCTTTAGTCAATAATTTCAATTGTTTTAATTTCATCAGCATCAATCCAAACGCCTGTGTTTAATGCGATGCCATCTACGCCGTCATTGTCCGGTGCAGGGAGAAACACGTTGCAATATCCAGAAATCTCTGACCCATCGTCCTTGTAAACGATGCGGACATTATGTTTATAATATTGATTCAAACTCATTTCGCATCGTCCTTTCTTTTGGGCACAATATGGGTTCGCTTCTTCGAGTAATGGATTACAGCTTCATTGGTGCTGCAAATTGGTTCTCCTGTTTTTTCATCAACACAAACGCCGAAGCTCTTCTCCGCTTTTATAATCTCTTTTATTTGCCCACTCTTTTTAACGAGCACTTCGCCAGTCCCATAATACTGGTTCAAGATTTCCTGAATTTCTTCCAGCGGAATCGTGAAATAACTTTTGTTTTTTGCCGGATCATAACCTGGCGCATTCAAAATATGTGGATTTTGTTTTTCTGGATTCAGTTCCAGCGATATTTCTCCGGCTGATACAGCATCAACGATTCTCTTCTCTCTTATTATACCACCACTGCCCTCAGAAGTCAACGGTTTTATGTTTGGTACAATCGGCGTAAAAAAGCACCGGCACCACGGATGCATGGGCGGAAAGTTCAGCCCCGGCGTGCGCTCTGCGATCTTGAACCGCTCGCCGCTGAGCGCCTTGCAGATGTCGCAGCTCTCGCTGTCGCCGGTGCACACAAACTCGTACTCCGTGTACGATGCCTCCTGCGCAAAAGCCAGCATTGCTGCCTCGTTGGACAGGTAGGTATCCTCCGTAAAGGTCAGCCGTTCTGCATTCTTCTGCGACACCTGCGTGAACTTCTCCCGAATCTGCCGTGCCAGCTGATGATAATCCTCCCCACGGATGACACCATTGACGAACTGGGTGTGCAGGGTATTGCCAAGCTTGGTGCGGTTGTCCCAGATGCGCTCCGAGAAGTCCTTGCCGTCACACCATTTGTTCCCCACTGCCGTGCGGATCAGGGCGCTGTCCAGCCGGTAAAAGCTGCTTCCTAGCCCCAGAAATGATGCAGCGCCGTTGGCGTAGCGCAGCGCCTGCCGCTGAAAAAACGCCAGCGCCTGTGCCTGCTCATAAGCGCCCATCTCCAGCTGCTGCATGGCGATGGACTGCCGCAGCCCCTCCAGACGGTTCAGCTTGTAGATGGACTCCCGCACCGGCACAAGATCGGCATACTCCGGATACTTTTGCACGAACTCATCCAGCTGTTCGATCAGAAGCCGTTTGTCTGCGTCCGGCAGCGTCTCCAGAAGATTGCGGTAGGACAGCACACCGTTCACGCTGTACCTGGTGTAATACGCTGCAATTTCCTTGTCCAGCCTTGCCGCCTCCCGGTCATAGTACGCCGCCAGCTTGCTGTACAGCCGCTTTTCGTCTTTGCCAAGGCTCTCGTCGTACTGTACCTTCCGGTCGTGCCAGTAGACCGGCGAGGACTTACCCGGCATCCGCTGTCACCTCTGCGGTGCGCTCTGCACGGTAGCCATCCGCCGGTTCCGTGCCGTTTTCCGCCTCGATTTTTTGCAGCTCCGTCTGCGGGTCGTCCACGGCGGAGATCACGGAGAGCTGTGTCTCTCTGGACGTGATGCCAGCCATTTGTGCGGCTGCCTGTACCTCTTCCAGCAGGTTTTTGGGGTTGTTTTTGGTAAACTGATAGGTGATATCCATCCATGCGTCCTCCGGAATGCCGGACGTGCCGCAGGATGCGATGAGCTTCCAGCGCTGATTCATGCCGCTGGCAAATTTCCGTGCCTTTGCGGATGCCAGGTTGCTCATTGGCTGTAGCTTGTACGCCAGCGCCGTGCCGGAGCTGCTGCCGAAGCTCTCATCCGAGATGTTGGCAACCATGGACTGCGCAAAAATCTGATCCTCCAGACGGTCCAGCAGGTTTTCCTGCGTGGCGTCCGCCGAGGGCTTTTGCAGAAACTGCACCCGGATGGCGCTGAGCTGTTCTGCGTCCAGACTTCCCACGTGGATCACACGGTCCTGCCGGATGGTGATAAGCTCCTCGTCCTCCAGATCGACGCCCAGCAGAAGCAGATAAGCGTCCGCAAAATAGTCCACGTCATTCGCCTTTTCCGAGAGTGCCTTGTCGTATGCGGTAATGGCACTCTCCACTTGTTCAAAGATGCCCTGCCGCTCCTCGTTGCCCAGATACTCGATCAGGGGCACACCGCAAAAATGGTGCGGTGCGGGCTCGCCGAAGTGCATCCCGCCACGGTCGGAAAAGGGCGTTTCGCTGGTCTTGTCGTAGACGCTGCCCACAGTGTCGCCGTCTCTGGTGCGGTAATAGCGCACCCCGTACAGGGGACGGCGTGCCACGGAATCATCATAGATCACAAAGCACTCCATGGGCGAGAGGTATGTGATGCACGGCTCTGAGCGCTCGTCGGTGTACAGCAGCTCAAAGCCGCTGCCGTAGATGCAGCAGTACTTGGACAGCTCCGCATTGTTGTCGTCCTGATCGTTGTATTTCTGGATCTGTTCCAGGCGCTGCGCCACTTCTGGATCCGGGTGCATGGTCTTGACCGGAATGCCCAGAAAATAGCCGTTAAACGTGTCCACAATGTATTTTGCAAAGTTGCAGATAATGCGGTTGTCCGGTTTCCACGGCTCCTTTTGCGGTGCCAGCCGGATGGGATGCCGCCCCTCGTACATATCCTTGAGATACGCAAACCGCAGGCAATCGACCTTGTGCTTTTCGATCCACTCCTGCAGCTTTTCCGGCGTCAGTGCCTCCTCCGGCGCCATGATGGCATACTCCTGCCGTTTGTATGGTTCCTTGTGCATTGTCTCCCTCCTCAACATGTCGGATTACAGCCGTGTGTGACCGCCTGCAAGGGTCACCTGCTGCCGCAAAATCGTGCTGACAAAATAGCGCATGTCGTCCATGGCGTGGTCGTTCTCCTTGATGGGTCTGTCCTCGCTTGCGGACTCGTCCCAGCGGTACAGCGCAAACTCCCGCAGGATGTCCCGGCAGTCCGGGCAGAACAGCAGCCTGCCCTGATCCAGCGCCGCCGCTGTCCGCCGGATGCCGTCCACCACGTCATTTTTGCCCTTGCGCACCACGAACCCCGCCTGCCGCAGTTCCGTGATAAAACTTGCCGCCGACGGATCCACGATGACGGCTTCGATCTTTTTGCCCTCTGCCAGCGTTTGAATGTGTTTCAGGTATTGCGCATTGGTCAGCTGCCTGCGCTGCGCTCTGCCGCTGTAATACCACTCTGCGGCACGGTACGCCGTGTTCCCGTTATCGCACCACAGTCCCGCCGAAAAGGCGTTGAGCGTGCCGTAATCCACGGAGATGTACCACTTGCCCTGCGGCGCAGAGATGCGCCTGACGTGGCGTGTCCGGTCGAACTGGGGATAGACAATGCCCTCCGCCAGACACCACTCCCCCAGAATGAACCGGTTGTAGAACACGCCGGTATACTCCGCCTTGACTGCCGAAACATAGTGCGGGTCAAGGGTGGTGTTGTCATCCAGCAAAAAACGCACGGCAAGCATATCAAGCTCCGTGCGTCGGTCGATATATTCTTTTTTCAGCCAGTGCTCCGGACTGTCCGGATTGGTGGTGGCGATCAGCTTTGCACCGGGCACACGCAGACGGGACAGCAGCATTGCGAAGAAATCCCGTGGGAACAGCGCCAACTCGTCGCAGTATGCGCCCTGCAAGGTCAACCCTCGAATCTTGGACTCGCTCCGTGCGTCGTTTGCGCCCTCCAGCAGGATGCGTCTGCCGAACAGATACGCCTCTTTGGCAGCAAGAGAAAACTGGAAATTGCTTCGCCCGACCAGCTCTTCCAGCGGGATCAGGCAATTGCGCTTGAGCGTAGTCAGGGATTTGCCGCACATGAGATACAGCTTGTCCGCCGGCATCGTCGCCACCCAGAAGCCCCACAGCACCAGAGAGATCCACGTTTTGCCGGAGGAGACCGAGCCCTCCAGCAGGTTAATCCGCCGGAGCTGCTGCGTCCGCCACAGTTCCATCAGCTCCCGCTGTTTCTTCGTGTAGATCATCTTCTGTTTCCACTCTCTCCTGCATGCCTGCAATCAGCGCTGCGGTCTTGCCGTTGTCCGGCTTGGACTGCGCCGCCGCCTGTTTCTTTTTCATGGCAAGTTCTTCCCGCGGGACGGTCTCGCCGATCAGATCTTCCAGCTTCTCCAAAGCTTTCACATTGCCGTTTCTGGCTTCTTCGTAGAGTGCCTGTATCAGCTGCATTGCCGCGTCATCATTCTCCCGAAAAAAAGCCTTTGCCGCCTGTTTCAGGCTCCTGTACGCCCTTCTGGACGCTCCTGAAGCGATGCCGCCTTTTTTTCCAAGTTCTCTCGCTTCACTCTGGCTTCGCTTATCCATCGGGATCAGATTTTCTGCATTCGCCATCGTCCTCCCCTCCGCTAAAATGGTACGCAAAACCGCCGCAGGTTTCCCCGCAGCGGTTTTTGTCAATCTTTGATGTTATCATTATAGCACAGGTCGTATGTATGATTCTATACGATTATTCCAGCATTGCCAGAGCCTTTCTGTGCCACCGGTGGAACGTGTCCCAGGAGCAGGGCAGTTCCACGCAGACCTGTTCGCAGGTCATGCCGTCCAGATACCGCAGCCGCATCAGCCGACGCAGCTCCGGCGGCAGGGTGTCGATGGCGTTCTCCACGGCTGCCTGTTCCTCCAGCAGGATACACTGCTTTCTCCGGTAGAGCCGTTCCAGTGTTTCCTTCTTCTCCACATACCGCTGTGCCTCTGACAGCGGTTCTCCCCGCTGGTGCGGACTGTCGCCGTATGTCACGCCGTGGCAGCCCTTGCTTTCTTCCAGTGCGTGCAGCCGCCTTGCGATGTCGGCAAGTTCCCGCCGGATGCTGCCGTATCGGCGCAGATCGTCTTTGGTCATTGCATCTCCTCCAGTTCCGGCAGTCCTGCCTTCTGCCGCAGTTCATTGCACACCTGCCGCAGGTCAATGCTGTGCAGCGTCAGTGCCGCATAGTACGGCGTGAGCAGGTCACACTCGATTGACCGGAACTGTGCCAGATCGTCGGCACTCCGTGTTCTGGCGTAGCGTTCCAGCGCAGTGCGGTACCGGTTCATCTGCCCTCGCAGGATATGCTCTGCGATGCGGATGCAGCCGGCGTCGTCCTTGCAGCTGTCGGCACTGTTTCTGCCGCCCTTCTGGAACAGCGGGCAGCTGGTCACACAGTAGGTTTCGTAAACGCTGCCGCTCTGTTTCTGCTGGTGCTTTGCCGCAGTCCAGCCCTCGACCGGCACAAAGTGGCGTGACCAGCTGCATCCGGTTGACGCACTGGGAACGGCGTGCCTGCACCGCCAGCAGAGCGTGGCTTTTTTGATTTGCTTATTTTCCATGTAGATCCACTCCTTTTGGGTTTCATGCTCGGTTTATGCTCGGTTAACGCTCGCGTGCGTTAGGCTTACGCTCGGCGTGCGTTAAAACGTCACTGATCGTCGCATTCAGGACTGCCGCTGCTATCCAGTACACCGCCCGTCTGTAGTCCCTGTGCCACAGGCAAACTGCCGCTGCACCAATGTCCAGCAGGATCATAGCGATTGGCAGTATCTGCGTGGTGTTGATCTTGGTCATGACTTACTCCTCCTCACACCCGATGCACTCACGCACAATGCCATACGCTTCGTCGATTTCGATCATGTCATTGCTGAGAACATCATCGCTGGAACTCCAAAACTCCTTCCTGATCTGCTTCAGCTGTTCCTCGGTAACCAGCACGCCGGGCTTGCCACGCAGCGTGTCAAATGCCGTCATGATCCGTGATGCCGTTTTCTTGTCCTCGCCGCAGACGAGATACACCTCGTCCTCAAACTGCTGCCTTGTTTCTGCGTCAATCATTGTTCTTCCTCCCCTCTATTTCGCCGATGCTGTCACATCCCGCACAGCCTGCCGTTCCCGCCGACATTTTCGAAAAAAATCGCATCCCCGTTCCGGCAAAACCTTGCCTCAAACAGCTTGCGCTTCAGGACATACTCCCGCTCTCTGCGGGTCGCATCGGACTTGACATCCTCCACCACCCGGTCGCCTGTCGGCAGGGTGTATGCAAAGTCCGCCGTATAGGTCACGGCTTTTTCTTTGCGCCACGGCAGCTGCAACGGCTCCAGAAGCACATACTTTGGATGCACCGCAAGACAAGCAATTTTTCCCGCCTGTTCCAGCTGGTGCAGCGTTTCGCATCGCCTCGCCTCCATGCGGCTGTCGTGTTTGCAGCCATGGCTGCATCTGCATTTTTTTGCGTGATATTTGTTTTGCATGGAATCCCTCCCTGGTTACCCGCCATCCCACCTCTTGCTTGCTGTTACGTCTCTCCGCTTTTCGTGGTATGCGCCTGCATCAGCACATCCACCAGCCCGCTGCTGATCATGGACTCCGGCAGAGTGTCCTCCAGGTACTCCCGATAGGCAGAGGTTCCGGCGGACTCCTCGGTGTGCGGTGCAGCAGCATCGAACGAAACAAGCGAAGCGCTGTCTTCTTTTTCTTCTTCTACTTTCTCAATATCTTCTTTTACTTTCTTATACTGTTGGGACGACCCTGGGCTTACCTTGGGACGACCTTGGGACGACTCTGGGAATTTGCTTGGGACGCTCTGAAACTTGTCGAAGTGATTGATCGCAAATACGGTATATTTCGGATACTTCGACCTTGTGACCTCGCCTGTGGCTTCCAGATGCCGTATTGCGGTTCTCACTTTGTCCACGCTGAGCTTGGTTTCCTTTGCAAGTATCGCATAGCTGGACACCCGGCTGCCCCGCCTGACCGTGATCCCGTGCCACTTGCTGTCCTCGATGGACACCGTCAGCAGCAGGTGCAGAAACACCACCTTCGTGTTGACATCGTCGTACCACTCCCACTTCAGCAGGCTGCGGTAGAGCTTGATGAAGCCGTTTTCCAGCATGTTGTATCACCTCGGTCAAAACG